GCATACGAATTGCTTCTTGGTTATATTCTTGACCCTGAGTACGGTGACATCACAGACACTCAAGAGGGCACTGACATTACACTAACCTATACTAAGCCTACCACACCCGGTGCTTACCCACAAACTAGCATGAAGATGCGACGAAACACATCTTCCCTGCTTGAAGACACGGAAGCGATCCCTGCCCTCCTCGATCGCATGCCAGATTTCGGTTCTCTTTTTGAGAGAAAGACACCCGAAGAAATCGACACCATTCTCGATGAACAACTAGTAAACCCATCATCAGCAGAATCCTTGTCCAGTGAAACTACGGCGTATGGAAAAAGTAGTTCCGCAAGCGATGTCGATAAAGCTTTTGACGAGCTTATGAGCAGTAAGTAAATAGTTTAGTGTGTGGGAAACCGCTGGCAGACCGGTCAAAGTCTGCTGCTTTTATTCCAAGGAGGTTGTATGATGGCTAGAAAAAAAGCCACCAAAGCAGGTCGTGTAGATATGCAGGATCTGATGAAGATTGTAAATAAAAAAGCAGGGCAGAATGTGGCACACAATCTGACGGGTGATAACCCTACTGCTGTGAAGGAGTGGATTCCAACTGGATCTCGCTGGCTTGATTCTATCATTGCCAAGGGTCAGGTAGCTGGCATCCCAGTTGGTAAGATTACCGAGATTGCAGGATTAGAAGCAACTGGTAAATCTTATATGGCAACACAGATTGCCGCAAATGCCCAGAAGGTGGGCAAGATGGTTGTTTATTTCGATTCTGAGTCTGCTATCGATCCAATGTTCTTGGAACGAGCAGGTTGCGATTTAGACCGTCTTATGTATGTGCAAGCATCCTCTGTGGAGTTTGTGCTTGAGACTATCGAAGAACTATTGGGTGCAACCGACGAACAACTAGTATTTATTTGGGATTCGTTGGCATTTACACCATCAATTTCAGATGTTGAGGGAGATTTCAACCCTCAGTCATCAATGGCTGTCAAAGCCCGCATTCTCGCGAAGGGAATGTCAAAGCTTGTTATCCCTATTGCGGATAAGCGAGCAACATTTATTGTCCTCAATCAGTTGAAGACAAATATTCCACAGGGCCCGATGGCCCGACAAATAGCGATGACGACACCTTATATCACCCCCGGTGGTAAGGCAATGCATTATGCTTATTCACTTCGTATTTGGTTGACTGGCCGTAAAGCAAAGTCAGCATTTATTGAAGATGAGCGAGGATTCCGTATTGGCTCCGAAGTTAAGGTGAAACTTGAGAAGTCTCGTTTTGGTACTCAAGGTCGTTCGTGTGCTTTCCGTATCATGTGGGGCACCGACGATGTTGGAATCCGAGACGAGGAGTCTTGGTTTGATGCAATCAAAGGTTCGGAACACCTAACTTCCGCAGGTGCATGGTATACATTCGCCACTCCTGATGGATATACTAAAAAGTTTCAACCATCTAAGTGGACTAGCATTATTACCTCCGATGAGGAGTTTAAGAATCGTGTCCTCAAGGTGATGGACGAAGAGATCGTACAAAAGTTCGATCAGCGGCAAGGGAATGCAAAAGAGTTTTATGAAGATCCAGAAGATATAACAGTTCCCGTAAAAGAGTAAAGAAAATACTTGACTCTGGCCCTCCGATTGGTTATAATAAATCAGTCGGAGGGTTTTTTTATGAAAACAGATAAAAATCGTGTGATCATTATTGATGCACTAAATATGTTTTTGAGAGCATATATCGTTGATCCATCCTTATCCACCAATGGTGATCCAATTGGAGGCATTAAAGGGTCGTTTAAAATTTTACAGAAACTTGTGAGAATGACTAAGCCAGATTCTGTTGTTGTTGTTTGGGATGGCCCAAATGGTTCCCGTAAACGGCGAAGCATGGATAAAAACTACAAGGCCGGCCGTAAGCCTCTGCGGCTAAATCGTTCTGTGCAAAATCTTACAGAAGATGAGATTTTACAGAATAAGATATGGCAACAAAGCAGGACAATTGATTACATCAACCAGTTGCCGATTGTTCAGATAATGATTCCAGAAGTTGAGGCTGATGATGTAATAGCATATGTTACTAGAATGAGTCATTATGATGACTGGCAAAAGGTTATCATTTCAAACGATAAGGATTTCCTGCAGCTTTGTGACGAAGACACTATTCTGTATCGCCCAACAGTTGATGAGGTTATGAATACCAAAAGAGTAATTGAAACATTTGGTGTGCACCCTTCTAATATGGCTTTGGCTCGTTCTATTATTGGCGATTCATCAGATAACCTGCCCGGCATCAAGGGTGCGGGTGTGGTTTCTGTTAAGAAGAGATTATCGTTTTTAGCATCCGAGAAAGATTATACAATTGATGATGTAATCTTATTCTGTGAAAATGCAGATAGTAAGTTAAAATTCTTCACAAATATTATTGACGGTCGTCAAGTGATCGAACATAATTACAAAATGATGCAACTTTATTCTCCTCAACTCTCGATTCAATCTAAGAAGTTTGTTGACAATGCAATAGAGAACTTTGAATGCAATTTCAACCAGTTAGAAATCTATCGAAAAATGATGGAAGATGGATTCGGTGAATTAAATTGGGAAGACTTAAAAACAAATATGAATCGAATTAAAATTGATTGTTTCTAAGTTGACTTTACAGAAAACTCAGTTATACTTATTAACTCACGGGAGCAACTTTGCAAAGTAAGCCTAATTTCGCAGACTATGGTAAATCATTTCAAGAAAACCTAGTTCAACTGATTTACCAAGATCGACCGTTTGCGGATCAGATTACTGAGGTGCTGGATCTAAATTTTTTGGAACTGGAATACCTGCGGGTATTTTCACGAAAAATAGTTAGTTATCGCGACAAGTACGGCTCACACCCATCTGCTAATGCTGTTGCATCAATCCTGAACACTGAGCTAGAAGACGAAGATGAGATTGTTAGATTACAGGTAAAAGAATATTTTACCAAGATTCTGACAAAAGATATTGATGGTGATGCCGACTATGTTAAGGAAACTTCACTGGACTTCTGCAGAAAACAAAATCTGAAAGAAGCAATGATGAAGTCTGTCGGCTTGCTTCAGTCCTGCTCCTTCGATGAAATATCTAAGATTATAAATGATTCACTAGTATTGGGTTCCGAAAATAATTTTGGTCATGACTATCTTGCTGACTTTGAAGAGAGATACAAGCCCCGCTTCAGAAAGCCAGTAACAACCGGTTGGGACGATATTGATAAGATATGTGGCGGTGGTCTCGGCCGCCAAGAATTGGGTGTTGTGGTGGCTCCTACGGGTGCCGGTAAATCAATGGTGTTGGTGCATTTAGGAGCCCAAGCGATATTGGAGGGCAAGACTGTTGTGCATTACACTCTTGAACTTCAAGACACTGTAGTTGCCTCTAGATATGACAGTTGTATTACTGGTTTCCCACTCTCTAATCTCCTGTCATTCAAAGAAGAGATTTACGAATCTGTTAAAGATATTGAGGGGAGACTTATAGTAAAAGAGTATCCGACAAAATCAGCCTCAACAAACAGCATTCGATCACACCTTACAAAGCTTAAAAAGAGGGGCACCGTGCCCGGCATGATTATTGTTGATTATGCTGATTTGCTTAAGCCTGTAGTCATTAGAAAAGAAAAAAGAGCTGAACTTGAGTCAATATATGAGGAACTGAGAGCTTTATCTACAGAATTTGAGTGTCCCATTTGGACTGCTTCACAAACTAACCGTTCTGGTTTAAATGCTGAAGTCATTACAATGGAGCAGATTTCCGAAGCATTCAATAAATGCTTTGTGGCGGATTTTATTATGTCCGTGTCCCGCACCGTTGAGGACAAACAAAATAATACTGGTAAGATTTTTATTGCAAAAAATCGTAACGGACCCGATGGGATGATATATAATATCTTTATGGACACTTCTAATGTAAAAATTAGGGTGTTACCTAAGTCTAATACAATCATACCAACTAATACAGGACAACAGCCTCCTGTGGCGAGTAATCCAACTTCTTTAACTCCGAAAGAACAGAGAGAAGTTTTACAAGACAAATATGCTAAATTCAGAAAACTAAAAAGGAAAAATAAATAATGAGAACTTTAAGCACCATCAGAAAATTCAGATTGTCCGATTCCTTCGTGGAACCATACAAAACCGCGGAGGTACCTTGGGGCCCGCTTGGTTATGTAACTTTTAAAAGAACTTATGCCCGAAGGCTCAGTGAAGTAGAGCCAGATGCCACTGGTACAGAAGAATGGTGGCAAACATGCCGCCGTGTTATTGAGGGCATGTTCAATATTCAGAAGGAGCATGTTGTGGGTCTTGGCCTTGAGTGGAATGATAACAAAGCCCAGAAAACTGCAAAGGATGCTTTTGATCGCCTCTTTAATTTGAAGTGGACACCTCCCGGCCGCGGCTTATGGATGATGGGTACTAAATTTGTTGAGGAGCGAACAGGTGCTGCTTTGTTTAATTGTGCATTCCGTTCTACTCAAGATATTGATCGAAAAGGCGGCTATATTTTTTCTTGGATTATGGATGCTTTGATGGTTGGTGTTGGTGTAGGATTTGACACTAAGGGTGCTGGATCCGTCACGATTAAAGAGCCGACTTACACCAACGACACACATGTCATTGATGATTCTCGCGAGGGCTGGGTCAACTCCGTTCATATTCTGCTCGATGGGTTTTTTCATGGTGCTAATGTCCCGAAGTTTGATTACACCAATATTAGACCAGAGGGTGCCCCAATTTTTGGTTTTGGTGGCACCTCATCCGGGGCAGGGCCACTTATTGAACTTCATGAGAATCTAACAGATCTATACTCTAACAAGATCGGTGAGCCCATATCCTCCGTGGACATTGTGGATACAGAAAACTTAATTGGTCGCTGTGTCGTAGCTGGTAATGTTCGTCGTTCTGCTGCCCTTGCCATTGGTGAACATGACGACATTCGTTATCTCGAAATGAAAAACGATCAAGAAAAACTGTATCACCACCGGTGGGGCTCCAACAACTCATTTAATGCTGAAGTTGGAATGGATTATGAATGGCATGCCGAACAGTCACAAAACAATGGTGAGCCGGGTTATATTTGGCTTGAGAATGCCCGTGCATTTGGCCGGATGAAAGACGGAGTGAATTATGATGATGCAGAGGTCATGGGCTTCAATCCTTGTGTTGAACAAAGTCTTCACAATGCTGAAATGTGTTGTCTCGTTGAAACCTTTCCTGCAAAGCATGAAGACTATGAAGATTATGTAAAAACACTTAAGTGTGCTTATCTTTATGGCAAAACTGTCACCCTTGTTAACACCCATTGGCCTGAAACAAATGCTAAGATGCTTAAGAACCGTCGAATCGGCCTGTCTCAATCAGGAATTGTACAAGCTTTCAATAAGCACGGCCGCCGCTCAATGATGGAATGGTGTGACGATGCATACGACTATGTTCGCGAATTAGATACGGAATATTCCAATTGGCTGTGTGTTCCTAGATCTATTAAGATGACATCCATAAAACCATCTGGTACTGTTTCCCTTCTTAATGGCTCAACCCCCGGTATTCATTTTCCAGAAAGTGAATTTTATATTCGTCGTATTAGATTTTCCAACTCTTCTCCAATCGTACCACAGCTACAGGAAGCTGGTTACAGAACTGAGAAAGACAAATACTCGCCCAACACCACTGTTGTTGAGTTTCCGATCCATGAAGAATTCTTTACAAAAGGCAAAAAAGATGTTAGTATGTGGGAACAG